GGGGCGGGAACTGACCTGGGTAGGTCAGTCTCAGTCAAAAGACTGGGTCCATAATGAATAGGAGGGAGTATGTGATGTGGGAGACTTCAGCTTTTTATCAAATGCTTATGGCGGCTTTGGGCTTACCCTGCCGGACGAGGCCATTACATATCGTAAGGTCTCCGACAACAGTGTATACCTTAACTCAACATATACAAGAGATACGTTTGCTTGCAGTCGCACTGGACATTCCAGTAACCCACGCCATCTACTTTCTGGGGTTGGGCCAATGTGGCGCAACCCCAGTTCCTATTCACGATGGGGATATAGATTTGAAGGCGTAATCGCCGGTAAATATAAAGTTGGAACGGGCGGATTTAATTATGCAGATAATGCATTTTTAGCTCGCACGAACTTAAACAATACGTTTATCGTGAAGGATACTAACCCTCACTTTTATCCGGGAACTACGCATTTGGTTAAGTTTACGAATGGAGAAGTTGAAAACTCCAGAATTCGTGCTGAATCAAAGGCTATCTCGGACCTTGCATCTAGCAAGGCCTCATTGGGTGAAAATCTTGCCCAGTTAAACCAAACTGTTGATTTGTTTGGAACCGTAGTTGAGTCCGCAATGGACGTCTTCCGCGCATTCCATGCTTTGAAACAGGGCAAAATTCCTAAACTCTCAAGCTTAAGTGCGAGAGGGTTGAAGAAGCTTGTTAGGGATCGAAAACTAGAGAAAAGGATAGCCAATTACTGGTTATCTTATTGGTACGGCTTTAAACCGTTGGTTAGTGACGCTTATGGACTGTGGTTGCTTATGCAAGAACAGTCCGGAAAGGGTATGCTAGTTCATGGTCGAGGTCGTTCAAGAGTTGAACATACGGGAGAGTTTGTTACACTCCCGGATGCCAGCTTTTCTACTGGTCTACGATTCAGTGATGGTTCTAGTGTGTGTCACCAAACTCACCTTACGGGGAGTCTTAACGACGCATACATGTCCCGTATCATCAACAGGGCCGGGCTCCTAAACTTGCCCGATTTGGCTTGGGAATTACTTCCCTTCTCATTTGTTGTTGATTGGGGTGTCCCAGTTGGAGAATTCTTATCCAACTTGACTGCCACCTCTGGTTTAACTTTCGTTGGCGGCTCTTCGACCGTTCGCTTTGAGCGCGAGCTCACTGTGAGCGTGTCGCCCGGATGGCAAATTGGCACTTCGTGTGCTACTAGCCATCTTTGGGGATTTGGGATGCAACGGGCGGTTCTTACAAAGTTTCCGTCCGGTGGCCTTTATCTTAAGCCGTTTTTCACTGGAGCGAGTCGTTTTGCAACGATTGCTGCTCTTTTGTCCAACCTCACTAGATAGTTAAATGAGGATAGTCTTCATTTCTGTCTGTGATTTTTAACAGAAAGTACTTTAATGCCATCAATGGCTAATGTGATCCTTACGGATCGCGCCGGAACACCTGTGAATCACACTTTCACCCCTCAAGGGAGCGAAGGCGATTCTGGAGGTCGGTACGCGAAAGCGGCAGCGTCGTCACTTGGTGACTACGTATTTAAGATCAATCCCCGTCAGACCCCTGGGGGTCGTCGGAAGGTTGATCTTGCTCTTTCGCTTCCGGTTCTTGTTACGGAAACCATCAACGGAGTAAACTCGTATGCGGTTGCACGCAC